CCGTTAAGTTCAGTGCCGAGAAGCGTATACGTGTCCGTCGTTTGACGGACACGCCCAGAATCCAAATGATAATCAATCTTTTGGTATGGACTCTGGTTTAATCTCTTGTCAGCATTTGAACCATAAAACGTAGCCATGAATTAAGCCTCGTTTGCTAACACGATTACAACTTTTTCTTCCTCAAGCCGCGCAGATCCTACACCCATGGCGCAGAATACTTGCATAGACATAGACTTATCTCTTCGAGGGCCGATGTCTGTTGTGACATCCATTCCTGTCGAGAGCATAAGACCATCCTCAGCCCAGAATATACACTTTCTGTATCCATTGGCATCGCCCGCACCAGCCCCTACAGAGCCTGTGGTGGTGTTAAACAAAAGAGCACCGGACTGATAATTCAAACGCTGAGTGCGGATGAACTGGAAGCCCACAAAGCTATCAACCTCACCCATAACGAGTGCTCTGACAGTATTGTAATCAGCCGAAGTAACTTCTGTTTGACCAAGGAGAGAATCAACTTGGCTAGAAGAAATAGCGGCGTAAAGCTTAATTGATTCATCAACATCAGCATCACCGAATTTCTTTTTAGCGCGTCTAAGAGCTTGAACGTTAAGGTTAGCACCAGCACCAGCAGACACAGAAACAAGTTTCTGGCTGTTAGGATGAGCTACACTTGTTGTTCCGTTCTCACCAGAAAAAGCCAAGCCATCAGATGCATCGATGATCTCGTCATCTTTTGCACGGCCAAAAGCCCAAACAAACGCCTTAGCGTATTCGCTCGTAGGATCGATCAAAATCTTAATCTCGTCGGCTTTATCCAAGAGATCAGCATGTTCGTAATCCTTAAGGAACACCCAGCGTCTGCTGTGTGGAGTATCTGTGAGAGGAGTATCGCTATGGCGCGATACTTTAACCTGTGCTGTTACTTGACCGATGCGCTCAAACGCTTGAGCGACACCTTTTTGATTTTCTCGACGAACAGCATTTTCTAATCGAGAACCCATTTGCTGAGACAAGTGAATTACGTTTGCACTAAACTGCTTCACCTGAGCTTCAGTAATTTGAAAAGACATAAACCCTCCAAATGAAATTAAATTGATTTATTGTCGAATTGCCCTGTGAAGGATTCGTGAAACACTAAAAGCCTACTTGAACGTAAGCTTAGGATCTTAAAGACAAGATTGCCCCTTATCTCAGATCATCTACCATAATAATGGCTGATGTCAAATTTACCCAGCCTGGCCGTTATATTTAAGCTCCATCAGTTGTCTCATTTGTTGCACTGCAGACAAATGATTTGGGTGCTTACGATTATAATATGGGTGTTCAAAATTACCTTGAATTTCAGCTATCTGCTCATCAAGAGCATGAGAGCTAACTGTCGTTGCCTCTGGCTCGCCTATGATCCCGTCTTCTTTAAACTTCTCACCCAAGGAAGATAGGAGCTTAATCAAAGTCGGGTCATCTCCCATGGCGGTACTATCAAGCCAAGAGAACACCTGCTCACCAAGACCAGTAGACTGAATCGCGTGTCTGGCCATAGCTACCTTGCGGTCATATGCCTCACCCCATTCCTTCTTTAGTTCCTGGACGGCATGCTGACGACTAGTCTCTGTTTTTTGTTGAAAACCCTCTAGGGCCTTTTTGTTAGCCTCACTATACCAGCTAACCAGACCTTCGACTTGTTTTGGCAGAATGTTATTTTGAAATGCCACTTTCTTAAGTTCTGTTAAAAACCCATCATCAAATGATGCGTCCTTTGGAACGTTGAACTGGTACTCTTCAAACTTCTGAGGAAGACCAAGTTTTTGAAAAGCATTTTTCCAATCCTCTGGTGTCGCATGTTGATCTGGAACAACTATCTTGTTTTTGCCAATTAGTTTTTGCGCATTTACATAATTCTTCGCTAAAGTCTGAATATCGTTAACTGGACCCATAGATGGATCATTTCTTAGCGCCTCCTCAAGTCCCTGCTTCCAGTTGTCTGGAAACGTCACTCTTATCTGATCGCCAACACCATGCTGGGTAGCTACCGTTGATACCCCATCATTAACCACGGTAATTTTAGGAGGAGTCATTGCCGTTGCGTTAACCGGGGCCTGTGTTGTCGGAGTCTGCACAACCGTAGGACTTGGATCTCCACCACCACCGCCAGATTCAGTATTCTCAGCCCTCAAGAACATTCCACGCTCTTTCTTCATTTTGTCCCCTCTCTAACATTTCTTGTAACTTTTTGGCATCTGCATTGATTTTTTGCAAGACATAAAGGCAAACAGATCTCATCCCATCATTATAGTGAGTAGCGTATGGATCTCCATTGATCGTACATGGGGCCATCATATTTGAGTGTTTCATCAAATCCCATAGAACGCGCTTTCCAGCGTCAGACCCAAAAATAGATTGGTAGTCGGCCAAAGTAGCGAGCGACCTTTTGGCCTTAAAGTTTTCTTTAGCCACTTATATACTTACCGCCTTCAAAGCTGGAGTTACCTTAGCTATTGTATCCGCAGTAGCTGCGTTCTGCATAGACTCTGCCTGTTGTTGTTGTTGTTGCATCCTGCCTTCGCGAAGCCTTATCACCTGAGCCTTGTCGCGAAGGATCTCTTGAGGAAAACCATTGATGTTAGCAATTTTAAGTAAAGCCATGTCACCGTCTATAAAATCAAGGACCGAAGGATCAGCTGCAATGAATGGCCGCGCTTGCTCAATGGTTCTTAAAATATTTCTAGCCTCGTTTTGCCTCTGAGTTTTAGCAATCGGGCTAGAATACTGGACATTTAAATCCATGTTTTTCAAAATAAGTGGGGCCGGTGGGATCAACCCGAGCCTGTCTGCAATTTCATACACTCGATCAATAAGAGGCCTTAAAAGTTCAGACTGCATCCGACCAAGAACTGGACCCATAAACCTGAGCGCCTCTTCCACTCTAGCCTCGACCTCAGTCGCGGTCATTTGTGGAGTACCTTGACGAAGCTTTAATTGATCAATAAAGAACGCATCACGAATTCTTTGACGCTTTTCTTCAACAGCTTGAAATCCGAAATCTATTCTCGCATCATTATAGATTGGTGTGATTCTGTCTGTCGCTGGAGATCCTGCTCGATAGTAATTGATCGCGCCTGGGCGAGTCCTAATCGTAGTGCCGACAAACCCATCATCCGGGGCCTGAAGCGGTGGATCTATAACCTTCTGGGCGCCCTTGATAACCGTTTCCACCATGATGTTTAAAGTCTTCGCTTCCGGTAAAGCGTCCATCCCTGGGGATCTGCCGTATTTCTCTCCAGAAGCTTTAGACCATCGCGGGACCACGTATGGGAATGATCTAAAACCAGAAATTTTCAGATCTATTTTCTCATCGGCCAATACATATTGAGAAACCCAGGGAAGTGCCGATTGTTTCATGTTGTATTCTTTAGGATACACACCATGATTGATTTTGAATTTTCGTTTGTCGCCCTTTTCCATCGCCTTAGCCAGAACCCTACTCTTAGCTAAAACCGCTTCTCCAAACTCCTGCACAACCTGCCAGATATTATACTCAAACGTACGATAAACCTGATTAATACGACCGCGAGAATCCTCGTCGATAAAAGAGTTTCTTATCGGACGAGTAGAAAATCTAACAACCGTATCTTCATCCTCTTCAATAGACATTATGCTAGTGCCAAAGCATCCCATATCTATGTAAAGCTCATGGACTTCTGTTTGGAAATTTGAACTGTTTAAAAGATTAAGCAAAATGGAGGCGGTCTTTTGAAGCCATATACGAACATCATCACGTGAATCAATATCCTCTATCCCTGTGGATAGTTCGAAAAATTGAGAATTAGGATTAGTTAATATTCCATGCAAAAAACCAGCGAGCATAACGTTCGAGTGAAGAGCCGTGTTATCTAAAAGATTTCTATTTACCTTTTCCCCAACGTTTCTAGTTCTCTCTATGTCGTTTTTGTTTGGCAAAATATAATCCGCAAGTTCTTGCCAATGGCTCTTCCAAATTGATCTATCAGATTCTAAACATTTAATACGATTAAGAAGCTGGTCTGCGGTCAAAATCATTTAATGTTACCTCGATAAAACTGTTTGTCTGCGTCCTGGCTGGTCAGCCAAAACTGAACGAAGATTTTTGGTTGCTAGACGAGCCGCATATGTCGGTGTCCCACCCTCTTTAGCTTTTTGAATATCAGTTCCAAGAGCCGCGAAAGCACTACGATAATCCCTGTTCTGATCTTTAAGTCTGCCTTGTTCCTCTATATTTATTTTATTTATTAATTCGGCCTTCGTCTCATCGTCTAAAACAGTGTCTGCCTGGATCTGATCAACAGCCGCCACTTTACGCTTTTGAGTTTCAGTAACATATTGACCAGTATCCATTTGAGCAGCCTCAAAACCACCAGAACTAAGCGCACTAACCGCCCCGACTGTCGCCGCAAGACCTGGTAGAGCAAGTGCAGCGCCTGTTGCGAGCGCTCTTCCTGTTTTTGTTATTTTCATTGCCATAATTAACCCCCAAAAATATCATAATTCTTATCCTCAACATAATGAGGAAATTTCCTAGGATCTTTCCTCTTATCTGCAGGCTTTAACCCCATCGCTCCACATCCAAAAGCATCAGCACCATGAGATGACCAATCATGAAGTGGCTTATCGTTAAAAGCTTTTCTTTTCTCATCATAATGACGCTGATAATTCGAAAGAGCCTTTAAGCCATTATCACATTTCACTTTATCAAATCTACATCTAGGAAGCATCAGTCTTGCAGCATTAATCCTATCCTCAACCTTAGTCCTAGGCATAATGGTAGTCCTAATTCCAAGCTCCCTTAGCGTCTGCTCGCGAGCTTTGCCAGTTGATAAGTCACGGGCCGCTGCGTCATGTGGAAAAAAATGATCTCTATATACATAGGGTTTTTCCCTAAGCTTCTGAGCATAGAATGGAAGGCCCTGGCCGCCTTGCTCAAGATAATCAATCACATGGAAATCAAGGCCAACGGACTGAAAAAACCAGATCGCTGTTGAATCGCCAATCCCCAAATCCCAAGATGTATCAACATCAATGACAGGATCCCAAGGCACAGAAGCAATGCGACCAGCCCTTTCAAGTTCATTTATCTGATCCCCGTAATAGCTGCCCTTAATCGCCGCCGTGAAGCTACACTCATATTCCTGATTGTAAGTATCAATGCCCATCGTAGATTTAGCATCATCAAGCTCTGATTGTGGGAGAATCCCAGTTTCACTTGCGCGGTATATTGCTGCAAACCAGTCCCGATCCTGATTTCTTACGGCTTCAATATATTTATCGTAAAAATGGTTATTTCCTTTAGGCGTTCCAATAAATATAGCCCAACCAAGTCTATCAGAAAGTGCTGGGCGAATCGTCTCATCCCAAATAGACGGCGTACACTCGGCATACTCATCCAAAATTACCCCATCAAGATAAATGCCCTTCAAAGATCCGGGGTTCTCAGCGCCAAGTAAAATAAGCCGTACGAAATCTCCCTTATCAGGACGCTGAATCTCAATTCTAAGTTCAGCCTCATTGATAGTCACATTAGGAAGTTTAGAAGTATAATGCTTGAACATATCCCATGCTACGCGCTTGGCCTGTCCGTACGTTGGCGCGATATACGCGATCTGCGGACATCGGCGAGGACAACGAAGCCCGCGATCAATGGCATGGTTGACACAAAGAACAGTTTTTCCGAAACGGCGATGGCAGACAAGAACATTAAATCTTTTAAGCTTCTGATGGAGAAGTGCTTGAAATTTTCTTGGACTATAGCCTGTTGATATTTTTTCAGTAACAGCTCCCCGCGTGTTTAGCACCAAAACCCCTAATTATTTTTTCTTTAATGTCCTTAAAATCATAATCAATAATAATTCAATACGACCATCAATCGTTGACGCTTTATTATA